CGCCACTCTTTCCACTCATTATTATAGTAATCATATTTAAAGTCCATTGCATATCCTATGATAAAACGATGCAAATAGAATATTTTTGGTGGGTTTATAATTTTTCCTTTATCTAAAATATCATATTCTATATCTCTTCCACACATATTACTAGGTATAATACATTCCTCTATACCATTATGGTAAGTATATGTAACATCAATACTATGTCTCCTACGAATTCCAGCTTTTACTTAAGCATTATATCTAGATGTTCTATATTAAAGCAACTCTTCCTTACATATTTTATGCCATATTTATCGCTCACCTTCTACATATACAACATAATCCTTCATTTTCTTATTCAATTAATTATTGAATCTTTAAGTGGCACTTTTCAAACAAATTTAGTCAACATATAAGTCTTCCTCTATTTGTATTTGATCATGTATCGTAAAATTTTTACTTGAGACATCAAATTTATTTTTATCCAACCAATACTTGCATGATCTATCTTTTTTAATTTAAACCTTCAATATACATTCATCATCTGATTCAGATAAACTTTCATTTAGCACTTCTTTAATGGTTTATTTGTTTATAAATGAGTAATCCTCATCATCTTACATTCCGATCAGACTAATATCCTTGTCATATTGTAATTCTATGTCTTAGTCATAATTAAAGTCATCGGGTAAATTTATCATTCCTTCGTTTATTAAATTTCTAAATTTATTTGTGGGATTATATTTCCATTGGTCAACGTTTAGACCCACAGGATTATATTTTAATGGCTCATATCTTTTATACTTTTGATCTCTAGTACATAGAATTTTTGATAAACTATGTAAGTCAACTTATGTATCGGTCCTGACAGTCTTGTTATATTACACAAATGGTTGCTCTGTGTAGGTTATATCAGTTATTGCCCTACAAACTTCATCCTTGTCTACAAATACATAGTCACAATTAGTTATTTGTTTAACTAACTCACGATACTTTTTATTATAAGTGAAGTGAAATCCTGCATAATCATGAACTAAATCAGTATCAATTTCCTTATGGATTACTTAAAATAATCCAGGTATTATACAATAAAGTATTCTGGATATGAGATTAACTTCCTCATAATCCCAATGATATTATAGCTCAAATTCTTATCCATTAATTGAAACGATTGGGATATCATTCTCTTTCGACACGTCCACATAATATTTAACTTTATCCCCATCAATGAATTTAAAATATTTCTAAAATTCCTCTATCTCTTAGCGCATTATAGTCATACTCCTAACGGTTTTAAATTTCTTTATTCCTCTAAAATTATAACAAAACTATCCTGACATATATCCATAACATTCGTGCAAATGTTTTGAGTAACAAAACGGGAGCTGGTCAGATAATTAAATTGTTCCTATGTCTATAAATGGAATCACGTCATCATATAATAAATCTTCTTGATTTAACAATGCTTCTAAACCTATTAAGCTAAATGTTGGTGTAAAATCTGTGAAAAGGTTAGATGGACCTATTTAATAATAACATTTATTTAAATCATATATACTCCTTTTCTTATAATGTTCATCAAAATTTTTTATCATAAAATCAGCTGTCCAAGTTCCATACCTCCATACCCCTTAATTATAAGACATAACCAACTTGAAGTCAGAATTTGGAGTTTTATTTAAATTTAAGACACACCTAGGTTCACGTATTCTGTATACATTAATAATTATAGATAATCTAGTATGTTCAT